CCAGTAGCTCCAGCGGTGGCCCCTCAAATGCTGTTAGCGTTCCACCAAACCCCTCATAAAGCCCCTTTTTTAGCTTATTGGCAATTGATAGATATTGCGATTTGCTAAGGTCGGTGGGGGTTATATCGCCGTTGAAAATATCCAGCAACAGGCTTTCAATAAAGTCGTGGTTGTGTAGCTCGTCTTTCATATCCTGTTCCAATCTTCGTAACTAATACTTACAATATCATCCCATTGAATTATAACTACTGAATAACCAGCTTCGGTTGCGGGTACCACCACATGCTCCATCTCTCCATTGTCATTATAGATAAGCTGAAAGCCTAATCGGCGTAATTTGGTTACCAGATCGGCGGTAGGCATAGGGTAAATTTAAGCCGTTTTTTTTCTTTGCATTTCCTCTAATTTAAGCGCCCACTTGCTTTTCCCGGTAAGCCTAACCTGTTCTTTTATTTTTTCCTCTTTACTGTCTTGTATAATAGCTAATAAGAAAAGGGCCGCATAGGCCAATATAAGCAAAATTAGCGGCATGAACACATACCACCATGACCATGTAGCAACTACGCCAACGCCGGCCAGTTTGAACATGAGAAATATAAAGAATAGAATTAGTGCGAAGTATTCCATGTTGCGTGTTTTATATTACGTGTAAATTGATTTTAACCTATTCATTACCTTGTCGCTTATCGTACTGGGAAACCTTACTCGCTCTACTTTTTCAACCACTTCAGTTACCGGTATACCGGTGCGCTCTGTTATATATTTCGGATCAGCTTTAAAGCCTGCCTGTTTTAGCTTCAGCATCACATCTGCCGTGGCAAGGTTGTTCTTATCCTCATTGGCCCGCAGTTCGTTCTTTTCGGCATTGTTACCAAATGTAAATCGATAGGCAGGGTCAATACTGAACCCCAGCGCTATTAACTTTGGCATCAACGAATCATTCACCACATCTTCTAAAAATTTACCGTCGCTGGTTTGTTTATCGGTAAGTGCAATTTCTGCAGGGCTTTTTTCACCGCTGTTTCCTAATTTACCTGGTATGCTGTCTATGGCATCTGCATGGCCCAACAGGAGCTTGCTTATCTTTTTTTCCAGCCTTAGCTCTAAATCTGGGTATATCTTAAAGCCCTGGCCGTTGCCCTTACTCTCTATTAGCTCCAGTTCGTCGGTAGGGTCGGTAAGCATGTAGCCGGCGCTACCGCGGTTGGCAATAGCCGCTTCCAGCATATCGCGTTCCGGGCCCTCTGTTTTTGTGCTCTTACCCCATATCATAGGTTGGCCGTATAGCTCAGCCGCATCGCTATTCTGGCCTAACAGGTTTCGCAGTAGTATTTCGTACCGTGCTACGCTGTACAGTTCGCCATATCCGCATTTGCTTACGCCTACATCGCTGGGAGTAGGCACCCATACATGCCATTTACTGAAAGGCTCTTCTAAAAACTTGTCACCGCTTATTGAATAGACGTAGCTGGTAACATTAAGGCGGTCCGGGCTTACATTGAACCGGCGAATAATGCCTAACTCGGGAAACGTATCATTTACAACGTCGCCCAACGTAATCAAAGAGTAACCGTAAAACTTAGCTTCGAGGGCATACTCTAAAAACAGGTTAAACCATTTTTTCTTAAACAGCTTTTTGAGCTTTTCGTTTTCATTACCCGCCTCATCTTTAAAAGTCCATTCACGCAACAGCGAGAGGTCTTTGCGTTTCTTTACGCATGCTAAGGTGTGCCCCTCTAAAATCGTATCGATATACATGCGCTGCATACGTACACGGTAGGGGGACCAGGCGTTTTCAGCTTCACCTATTGCCGCCCGCCATTGCGCTATATCTTGCCGTATACGCTGCAATTGTACCGGGGTAATGTAGTTGCGCAAATCTTTCTTTACATCGCCCGTTCTAAGGCCCGGTTGATACACACCACCCTTACCCATGTTATCCGGTGTAGGAAATAGGTAGTTTTTTACGCTGTTAAGGCTATGGCTATGGTTATTGTTTTCCATCTTCTGTATGTTTTACCTGTGTAAAGGCGTTTATCAGCATTTGGTGCGCTGCTGCGTATTCTTCATTACCGGCGTTTTTCCAGTACACAAACTGTTTATTGTTTTCCTGTATGAAGTGCGCTAAGTGGTCGGCAGGTGGTGTATCTGCAAGTTTCTTTATAGCTGCTGTTATTAGTAGCATAAACACAACCGCCGATAGTGCGCCTATGATTACTGCGATGAGGTATATTTCTGTTGGTGTCATTAATACGTGTTTACATTTTTAATAGGCCCGCCGTAGCGTATGCGTTTACCTTGCTCGGGTTGTAATAGTGGCAGGCTGGGTTGCACTTCGCCGCGTGCACACGCCTGTAGCCAACCTAACGCGCTGTGCACCGGGTATACAGTACCCTCAACGCCCGGTTGATATTGGTCATCTAAGCCTTTGTACAGCTCCACATAATTCTTTGGCAGATTCTGGGGGCTAACATTTGGCGCAAGGTGGTAGATGGTCATTATTGCCAGCTTACGCACTATGTTTTTATCTCTGTTGTCGCCTTTCGTCCAGTAGGTAGTGTTGGTTATATTTGTGTTGGCCGGTACCGTGTAGGCTACACCAGTACCCCAATAAGTTGGGCCGTTTGTCGGATCATCGGGAAACACGTTTACATATGGCAGGTTTTGATAGGTGGCATATTGCAGCGCTGTTTCATGGTCCAGGCCGCGCGTTGGTTGTAGGCAGGTGTATGTTTTACCTTTCCAGTAAACCTGATCGCCTATTTTGTAAACGCCGCTTTTCAGATTAAAGAGCGGTGCAGGGTATTTGGCATAGTAGATAGTGTACTGCGGGTTTAGCTTTGTCCACTTGTTTGGCGTAAAGGTTGCATCGCTGTTGGCAGTAGCGCACTGGTACACGTAGCCGTCTGTGTATAGCACCAAATCATATTGCGCGTAGTTGGTAGCAGTTGCCCATGGCGCAGCGGTGAGATAAACTCTATCGCTGGCAGCGTAGCTACTGGAGCGCACCCATACGGCGGTGTCTGTAAACTCGCCGCTTACATCGTACTTTTGCCGCAAAAAGCTCTTAGCCTCTTCAATGGCAGATTCTTCAGCGGTGGCCTGTATGGCAGGGCTTGCCTGTATCATTGCCGATTTATTGCCGACTTGTATAATGGGTAAGTAGTCAGATTCTATGAGGTAGCTCATTGATTCAATTTAATTATACGAATGTTCAACAAATTTAGTAAGAATTTCTATTTTAGTGCTCTTTAAAATCAGATGCTATGAAAAAGTAAAGAGGATGGCTGTGCTCAGCTAAGCAAGTAACATGAAAAAGCCCTGCATATTGTAGGGCTTTTTTATTAGTAGCTATTCTTACTCTTACTATTCCGGCCAAAGGTTATGCTGGTAATAACGTCGCCTTTCTGGTACTGTGTAAACTCATTGGCAAACGCAGAACACATGAAGTAATCAAACAAATCGCTAAAGTGGCCTACACGCTGATAGCGCACACCGGCAGCGTTGGTTTCCATCTCTTTGTGCTTGGCGCCATCTGCTGCCTCCTTTAACTGTATAAAGTCGTTAATGATGCGCTTACACTCATTGTTGACTATTACCCGTATGCCGCCAATTTCTTTTTCAAGCACCGTGTTAATCCACATACCCCGCATTACCACCGATGGGTTACTACTAAGCACGCGAAGCTGGGGCCGGTATTGCTTAAGCGCGTCCATGGCCAGCCTAAAGAAGTTATACCCCTTTTCGGTTTTTGTATCTTCTTTGTCGGCTGTAGCGTCGCCGTAGATAAACAGGCCCGAGGCGTGAGCGGGGTATTTGCGCATAAACTCAGCGCACACGTCTTTTATTTTGTTGCGGGGTGTAATGCCGGCTATCTCATCTATTATTAAAACGTCTTTGCCTGTTACCTTGCCCGTGCTATCCTTGTGCATTACAATCTGAAAGATACCGCATGGCAGATAGGGATTGCTGTTGTCGTCAAAGCTGATGTGAAGCGGTAAGGCCGGGTTGTAGGTGGCAGGTGGCAGGTGGCCGTCGGCTGCCGGGCTTACGTGCTGGTCCAGTTCAAAGCATTTGTAAAACTCACCGCCTACTTTCAGGCTAACTTCCCAATTGCCCTCCACAAACACATTGTATTGGTATTTAGGTAAGCTGTTGAGAGATTCGAGGTAATCGGGTGGTATGTGGGGGTTATCGTAAATACGGGCCTGCAGGTAGGCGTGGCCGGGCGGCAGCGTTCCCTTTTTCCACTTATCATAAAACCGTTCTTTTACCCAATTCTGAGCCGGGTTACAGGTGAGTAGTATTTTAATCGGGCACCCGGGGGAGTGAAACCAGCTACCGCTACGCTCTATCACCTTATCGTAGGTAACTTCCTGTATCTCGTTGCATTCATCAATAAACGCCCCGTTAATCTCTAAACCTTTAAACCTGTTTAGCTCCTTATCATCTTCGTAGTTTTCCGACATGAAAATAATCTGGCTGCCATTATTCCAGGTAAGCACAAAGGTGGTTTCGGGAAAGCTCTTTACATACTGATTCCATCCCTTATCTAAAAAGTTTTCGCGAAATGTTTTTAGCAGGGTTGATTTGATTACCGGTAGCGATTTACGCAGCACTAACCAGCGGCTGTTGGGGTATTTAAAGCACAGCGATATTATCTCCATGCACCCCCAATAGCTTTTAGCGCCGCGTATTGCGCCGCCGTACAGCACTACCTTATTCTTTTCTAAAAGCTGGTGTGCTTCAATCTGCTTACAGGTTGGTAGAAAGGTCGGCATCTGTCTTTGGTGTATCTTCTGCTGACTTTGACCAGTCTATAATGCAGGGCTCTGTATTTACCCTTACTGCACCTTTTACATCTAATTCGGAGCGCTCCACATAGCCCCGGCGCTTGCCTATTGTTTTGAGGTAGAATATTATGGCTGTAGTGTCGCCGGCCTCAATGTTTTTCATCAGCGCCTGTTCAACTATATCAATGCAAAAATCAGCCACACTGTCCACCGCTTCGGCAAATTCCGGATCTTCTTTTTTCCAGTTGTAGAATTGAGTTCTACCAATGCCAATAGATGCACAGGTGGCCGATACATTGCCCCTGTGTTCGTGAAGCGCTAATATTGCCGCCTTTTTTAATTGTTCAATTTTGTTTTGAACACCGGCGGTTTTTTTAGACTGTTGATGCTGAGCCTGAGCCCCCTCTGCCCCCTTTGCTTGATTTGCTTTTTCCTTTGCCTTTTCCTTTGCCACGTGATTTTTTGCCGGCTTTAGCGCGGCTTGCTTTTTTCTGGGTCGCCATTTTTATTGATATTTAATTGTTTACAGCTTAAATGTTTTGAATTTGCCTGGTATGCGCTTTTCCTTTTTGGGCAAGTCTATACCCATAAGTTTAGCCAATTCCAAACCATCAATGTATTGCCCTGCTGTAATGTGTTGTGCGCCTACCTTTTTCAGAAACTCATTCTTCTGGTCAGCGTCCTGAAAGTATACTGCAAACCAAAAACGGGTGTCTGTGTTCTCCTTTTTCTTCTGTTGTTCTTTCTGAACGCTTGTTTGTAGTGCCGATTGTAGTGTTTGTATTTCTAAGTTGGTATCAACAAAGATATTTTCCTCTTCGGGATAGTTGATTGCCTGTGTTTCAGGCTCCTGTTGTTTTTCTGCCGGAGTGTGTTGCTTAGCCACCGGCGGGATAATATCATATTTGCTCATAGCGCATGATTTCGAGGTCAAGTAATGGGAACAGCTCTTTTAGCTTTTCGTAATCAGCCGGGAATCGTTCCTTTAGTGGTTTTATAAATCTGTAATCTATACCGTCAAAGCTCTTACCCCACATTTCATAATCTACGGGCAGCTTCACGTTGTTATCGCGCAAACAGTTTTTTAAGTCCTCAATGTTCCAGTCAAAAATCGGGTAGAAGTGCCTTTTTTTGAAGTTAACAGAGCCAAATTTGCGTATTACCATTGCCCTGGTTGGCGAATCGCTGGCCCGAACGCCGATAGCCCTAAACGCATTGGGGCAATTCAAATCCTGTGGCAACCACTCATCATAATGTTCGTGTTTGTGGTTTGGCAAATTAAGTCCGTCTATTATATCTACCGTTTCGGGCGTTTGATAGATATATTCGTTAATCATTCTGTACAGGGCCGGCGACGGTATCTGGTGTATCTTTTCGCCCCATTTATCTTCGAAGTAGTGTATACTATCCTGGATAAAAGAAAGGTTAGGGTGTAGATATTTGTAAACCAAATGCACCTTTTCGAAGTGCTTTTTAAGCTGATAGTAACACGCAATGCTTTCTTTACCCATGCTAAACATGAGTATTACCTCTTTGCCTGTTACCCTGGCCATTTCCGCTGTTAATTC